TGGACACAAATGTATTCAATTCTTTAAGATAATCTTCATCGTGTAAAACAACTCTACGATGGTCTTTTAAAAGGTAAAACATATTCTCAACACCATGATATTTTGTATTTGTAGATGATGTAACGCCTTTTAAGTGAGAATAATCGCGATTACCTTGCTTTGTTGCAAAGTTCACAAGGTTGGGATAATTATATTCCTTGTCTAGAGTATTAATAACAATACCCCCACCAGTATTATTACGCTCAACTGCAAGTGGCGGTTTGCCCCAATGGGTCATTACTTCATTAACACGCCTTGCAAACTCATATGGCCCTACATCTGTGCAATGATATGTAGCAACTTGTTCGATGCGTGTAAGCTCAGTTATATCAAATACACAAACCGTTGAGGCACATTTTCCAACGCCTTCTCCAATATCAACACCCGCACAATACATACGATCTTTAATATTAGGCTGTTCAAAAATCTTATATGCTCCATCGTCATGCTCTATTCTTGGTTTTCTACAAGATTTTTGTAACTCATTATATAACTCTTGTGAAATATTTGAACCACCCGATTCAAGAAATTTACATTCATATTCTTGTTGGAATTGTTCATCGCCAAGTGTCATCCGCTCCTGATCTGCCCACTCTTTGGTTTTTCCAGGCACATTAGACCAAGGAACCTCTAATCTGCCCCAACCAGACCCTTTTTCTTTGGACACTTCCCATAATTTATGAAATAAATTTCCAACCCCATTTGGAGTTGATGCGATCAGCACCTTTGCATTATCAGAACTAGAAATAGTTGGGTAAACAGCAGACCAAAATTCCTTCATAATATTAGGTTCTATAAATGCCTGTTCATCAATAAGTAAACATTGCTTAGATAAAAAACCGTTAGCATAATATGTATGATTATCTTTGATTTCTAGGAATTCGTATACGGGTTTTGTATTATTGACCTTAATTATGTCTATAATAACTATGCCATTATAAATCGTATCACCGATTTTTAAATCTTTGGCAAATGTATATTTGTTATCGTCCACCATTAACTTATGTTTAGGTGTGCATATTAAGGAATTTTTATAAGTATGAATTATCAACTTATTATAATTTTTTCCCTTAATAACCCCTTTAAAGTCTTTAAACCCATCTTGGGTTAAGACCTCAAACCTATTATTTTTAAAAATAGAGTAATCTACAACATCTGCCATATTATTATTTAGCTTTCGGCCTACCTTTTAGCCACCTATTTCAAGAATTGGTATTTATTCACTAACTAAAAACATATTCATGTCTTCACCATCAGACTCTAATATATTATATAAATTCTCCATATTGATATCAAATATATCACCTGTATGTTTATCGCGTATAGTAACTACAGTTGATCCGTCAACACAATTACATGTTTTACCACGAATACTATCAGCACTTGTTGCACTAATTTGAATTTTACTTTTACTTTGAAATAAAATTTCTTCTTTATTCCACCCACCTCTTGCAACTTCAGCCTTTAACCAATTTGGTAAACCTTCATACGCAGTCTTAATACGCTCAAGAATTTCTTTAGCGGTTTTTTCTTTATTGGCAACAATGATTACACTCTGATATTCACAGAAAGTTACAAGCCATAGGGCATAAATTGTCATTAGGGTGGTGTTTGATGTAACAATCCCACTTTTTCCACACATAAATACAGCATCTGTAGAGTCTACAGTTATACATCTTACAGGGACACTATTAACGGGTTCTATATTTCTGATATATACATAATTGCCTTTCTTCAAATTAGTAATTTTTTGTTTTTTAATTTTTCTAAGTATTTTAAAAACATCAAATTTAGATTTAAAATGTAACCTATATATATCCTTCCTCTGTTTACCTTTATGAAAGTTTTCATTTACTATATCTTTTACATTATATTTTATACCTAACGTCATTAATAATTCCCTAACGTCATTAATAATGGCCTTATTTGTATTATAAAACGTATTCATAGTATTAGTTATAGAACCGTCTGTATCCATTATACCCTGAAGTAATAACTTTCTATCATCTATAGATGATCTAAGGTATTTTTGGGGTATATGTTTATTTTTAAAAATATTTAAATCTCTAATGGCCTTTCTCATGGTGATATCTTTATTGGGTATATTACCAATAAAACTAATGATCATATGTCCCTTATCTGCCATATCATGTGTAGTGTAATTAATATCTTCAATATACCCCAACTCACCTAATATACTTTTTTGAATTTCGATATCTTGATACCCTACACATAGTTTTGGTTCATGTGCATATCCATCACCCAACCATAACCCCAATATATATGGGTGTATTTCTAAATCATCATTACCATTACCAACAATAGGTTCTGCCAACTTGATAGCATGGTTCGGTTGATACACATTCCCATTTTTATAATACAATGTATCTAAAATATCTTTAGTTGTTTTCTTTTTATTTGATGATTTATTTTTTCTACCTCGACGGTCATTAAAAGTTTCAGTCATCCACAAATGTTCTTCATCTGCAACTATTTCCTCACCGTTACAAAAAGTAATTTTATAACATGGTCTATCATGCATAACATCCCATGCCTTTATTACATTAGTTTTACTCCCATTATTGTCATATATAACATCCCCATCTTTTAGTTCACCCATAGTTGTCCACCCGTTTGGTGTAGGTATAGGGGTTTCTATAGCAAGAGCTTTCCCGATCTGACGAGACGTGCACATTATATTTTTTTTGTTTTCTCTAAACATCCTTAATGCATTTCTTTGGAATGGGTGAAGATTGATAGTTTCTCTTTTACCGTCAGTTATAATGTAAAAAAAATGTTGTGCAAAATATAATATGTTATCCCTACAGCGTCCCCACACTTGTAATCTATCGGCATCATATTGATATGTAGAACCGACTGTTGGTAAATTACTATTACCCATATACGGCACTACATTGTCTGCGTATCTCTTATTAAGACGCTTAATTAATTCATCATCCTTACGGACTATTTTTCTACCTGATTGCATATATCTTTTTAAATATTTAAAGATATTTCCACATTTTGAAAAAAATGGACTATAAAACATAAATAATTAAAACACCATTTTATATATATGAAACAAAAAAACAAAACTCAGGGTAAAAGCGCATTTGATCGTCTATTTCAAGAAGCATTCGAAGATGACTTCCTTAACCAAGGTTCATCTGATGAAGGTGGAGAAGATATTGTAGATGACTATGAAAACGAAATCAGTCCAATTGAAGGCGAAGAAGAAGGTGGAGAAGATGTGACAATCACAATTTCCGCCGACCAAGTTGCCGTTCTTAAAGACATTCTATCCCAACTTGAAGGTGGTGAAGAAGAAGAAGAAGAATTTGAAGATGAAGGTGAGGGTGAGGGGTTTGATGAATTCGGTGATGAAGGTGATGAAGACGTAACCGATATCGAAGAGCTTGAGCGTGAAGCTGTTGAATTTGAAAAAGCCCCAGATGCAGAATCTGTTCGCACTAAGACTAAATCTGGCAAAGCGTCCACTAAAACTGGCGAGCTTGATAGAGATTCTTCTGCTCAAGACACTGAAGAAAAACAATACAAGTTTGTTAAGCGTGTAAAGCCAACTGAACACAAGACAAAAACCACTAAAGGTTCGTCTGGCGAAAAAGCACCAGTATAATTATTTATTATTCTTATACCTAAAACGCATCTTGGAAACGAGATGCGTTTTTTGTTGCACAATATCCCCAATACAATAAATAATTATATGAAATTATCTTTACTTGAATCTGTAGTTGACCAAACCCTTAAAACATATTCCCCATATGTATTTGATAATCCAGAAGATACTGCACCCACTATTAAAGAATATTTAAAAAATAAAATTGAGCAAGATATTGATAAGGTAAGATCAGTTGTTCCAATTGTTGACTATTTTATCAAAGGTAGCATCTTATCAAAGCAATATACGAAAGATTCTGATATTGATATTTTTATTAGAGTTAAGTCCACCAAATCTGAGAAAGATCTTCGCGATATATTATATTCAACATGGTTAGAAATCGATGATAAATACCTAAAGGGTATCCCACACCCATTACAATATTATATTACTAACAAAGGTTACAATATAAAAAACGCAGAAGGTATATATAATTTAAAAGACGATGAGTGGATCAAGAGAACACCCTCAAAGAATATTAACATAGATGATTATTCAAAGGATTTTGAAAAATACGTCCAACAATTTTCCGATTTTACTGAAGAAATTCGCAGAGATATGGTAGATATTGAAATTTTAAAGGATATTCCACAAAACCAACTTGATGGGTTATCAAAAAAGATACAAAGGAAATTAAATAAACTTGAAAAATCTTTACTATCGTTGATCGATGTATATGGCGAACTTAGTGTTTTTAGAAATGATGCATTTGCAGAGGATATGACACCATCGGAACTTAAAAAATATGGAATTAAAACAAGACTTCCAGGTAATGTTGTGTTTAAACTTATTGAACGTTATCACTATATTGACCTTGCAAAGAAAATTAAGAAAATTTTAGGTAGGGATGAGGAATTAAGTGGTAAGGAATATAAGCAACTTAATCAATTACTGAAAACCAACCTAACTAAAGGAGCCACTATGACCCGCTTTAAGGGGGTTTACGAAGAGAATGTATATAAAGACATGCTAGGCACTACTCAAGGGCGTGGAGACATGCAGCATAAGGCTAAACACCGTCAGCAACAGAACAGTGCAGGTATGCTCGGACAAGGTGATCGCAAATCCTTAAATATATTACCAGAATATCAAAGAAAAAATTCAAACAAACTTGATAACAAAATAGATTCCGCTAAAACGAACGGATCTAAGATTATTAAAGTTAAACAAGGTAGTCCAGAAGCTGCATTCTATGCCAAGAAATATAGAATTGGTAATCCTGTTGGTAAAAAAACTGTTGGTGGAAATGCGTATGATGCGGGAATTACTATTATATTTGAAGAAGTAGATCAAAAACTAGTTACATTATATCACGGAACTAGTTTTGGAACAGCGGTGAATCTCATCAAATTTGGATGGAAACCAAATTCTGGACAACGTGGGTCGCAAATGGGCAACCCTAATTTGTTTTATTTAACAAATTTTATTGAAAATGCACAATGGTTTGCAGATGAAAAGGACTCGCCAACAATATTAAAAATTACCATTCCAATATCCAATCTAATTGTCGATCCAGAAGACGGAATAGCCGAAACAGTAAATGATGAATTGCATAATAGTAAAGAGAGTGGGTTGCCAGCGTATTTAGCAACCAATAATCCTATTTTTCCAAAACAAATAGAAATTATTAAATAATTATATGAATTGTAATTTCTTTATACCTGTTAACGAAGATTCCTGCCCATCTTTTATGGAAGACGTTAGATTTCTTAATACAGAAATCACACAGAATGAACGTCAGATTCAATCATTATATTTTATGGAACAAATATCTATGTATGGGGTGGGGATGGAATATCAACAAAATTTATACCAACTGTCTGCGCACGATCCGATATTTGGTGAACATACAACAAAATCATTTGGCGATCCAGCTAATGTCATTATGTATCCAGTATATAATAATGATGCAACGGTATTAAATCAATGGGGGTTAGAAACCGATGGTGACATTACAGTATTTATTCATATATCATCCTTCTGGAACGCATTTGGTGTAGATTCAGAGCCACAAATGGGGGATTTGATTAGAATGACAGAGTATGGTGGAACTAATCGTCCAAATGGCCGTGGTGCTGCAATATTTGAAATCACACGTAGGGATGATGAAGACCTTCAAAACCTTAACCCTCTTATGGGTCACTATGTTTGGTTAATCAGAGGCAAGCGTTACGACTATAGTTCAGAAAACAATGTTACTCCAGAAAATCTTATCAATCAGGTTCATGATGATGTTCCTCAATCAGAAGGGTTGAGTGGAGTCCCTGCATTATCTAATGTTTCCGACAATGTTGATAAGACATATGGCCCATCTGCCGATGAATTGGGGATTGAGATTTTCAACTACGATACCGATATTTATACAAATGATAATAAATACGGCGATTATTAATTCGCGTAAATGAAATCATGACAGAATTTATTCATTCGATTTAACTGTAAATCAGTTGACATAGTAGGAAACCGCTCATCTACATAATTCCTTATGTGCATTTGTTTTGCCTTTGTGCCAATAATTGTTTCACAATCTATGCCGACTTTTTCACAATATTTGCGGATTTCGTCTAAACACTCAAAAAGACAGAGCCATTTAATCATTTCGTCATCAGTTAAAGTAATTTTAGATTCCATTATTAAAAAACCCATCTAATTTACATAGAAATTCTTTCTGATCTGCATCTGTTCTGAGAGTTTTTACAGCACCCAACGTCTCGATAATAGATTTTTTAAGGCGATCAATACACAAACTATTATCTCCCTTGTCTATAGAATTAATATATAGATTAAGGAATTCAATTAATATATTTTCTGGAGTTAATTGATCGAAATTACACCACCCCACATATTCTAACGCTTCATCATAAATATATCCATATTTTTTCTCAACACCCACCCATTTTTTTCTATTAAATGCGATAATTTCATCTTTGGATATACTTCGAATATCCTTTGCGCTAATTTCCGTCGCTGATCGTTCAGTATACTCCATATTACTCAATCTCTTTCTTAATTTGTTTAACAATATCTTCAGTAATTACAGCATTTTCGGGGATTTCTGTTTTTTGAACAACGTCCCATGTTACAAAAACCTTATTGAGTGTTTTACATTTCTCGCATCTAAATTCATTATCATGATTAAATGACAGATCAATCTCATTGATTTCTTTACATGTTTCACATGGAACTTCAACACGATTTCTATCAATCGTATTCATTCGTTCAACAAGAAGTTTATTGATTTGAACTTGACCCCATGTTTTCATTCCCGTATTCAATGCAAAATTGAATAACAATTGAAGAATAACACCTGCAATAAACCATGCAAGAAAACTTTGCCCAGATAACAAACCTACGCTACCGATTGCTACTGCAATCCCTATAATGATTACTAATCCTTTTATCATTTGTGTATTATAACACTTATAACTACGCTGTCAAGGTTTAAATTGTCATTTTTTGAATTTCTGACCCAACATTATTAAGCGCAATATTTACTTTATCTAATTCGTCCATGATTTTTTTTATTATCTCTTTACTTTGTTCATCATCAGACACAATAGGATTCTTTAGTGCAATTACAAATTTATTTTTAAGATCAGTGGTTGCATCGTATTGATGAATTACTTGATCCATCACAGTCCCCAATTGATATGGTAAAACTTTTTTAGCTTTTTCCCATTCGCCCTTGTCAGCTTTCAAAATATCTACAAGTGACATCTGCGATGGACGCTGATAAATCATGTTGTTACCATTATAGCCTTGATTTTGAGAGTGATTCACTAAATCTTCATTAATAAGTTTTTCTAAAGTATTCATCATATATTAATTATTTATATAAAAATGGGGGATTTTAATAAATAATTAAAAGCTTTAACCATATGAAAAAAGATAATATTTTTGCAAAACATTTTTTAAAAGTTCTTGAAGAAGAACTGTCAAATTCTCCGTTACAAGGTGATGATGAAGAACTACAAGATATTTCCCCAGAGCGTGATGCTTTTGAGGGAACATTAGATGATGGAACTGATCCCACTGAGTATGATATAAATCCTAATTCATTCAAACAAATTAATAAATCAAATATTATCGGAGCTAAAAAATGGATTGCTATTCTTAATGATTTTGCTGACCTTATTAATTCTATTGACAATGAGGATTCACTTAATCACTTCCTGAATCGTGTTGACCGCGATGGATCTGCGTTCCGTGGTGTGGTTCGTTCTCAAGGTAAGCGTGTTACTCGCATTGCTGAGGAAGCTGCTGGTATGGCCGAAGTCCTTGCATCACACGTTGTTGGTTCTGATAGAAAAGAACGTGAACTATTGCAGCAATTCCCAAATCTAAAAAAATAATATGAGCTATTACGACACAGAAAATGAGTTAATTTTTGAAGCATATTCGATTAATGACATAGAGGGTGATGAATTACCAACCAACTGGAAGGATGGATTCCATGGAGACTCTGGTTTTATGTTGAAGACGGCTGAAGTCCCATTTAAAATAAATGGGCAGTGGTTCTTAGAAGTATATCGTAAATCTGATCGTCAAAGTGTAATATATTCATTTAAGGACGATAGAGTAACTGAATATGATGATTTCCAAAAATGGGTATATAATAATACTAAACAAGTCCGAAATATGGATATCGGTGAACTATAACAGCCCCCAAAAAAATATTAATTAAACATATGAGCTATTACGACACAGAAAATGAGTTAATTTTTGAAGCATATTCAGAAAATCGAAAACCGTCTGATCCCATCATTCCAGATGCGCTAAATTGGATTAGTAAAAATGCAAATGCCGTTGAATTTACAGATAAAAATGAATTTACAACATTTTTAAAACAACAAAACTATTTTAGCCTTAGAGACTCCCATTGTTATTATTCAAAACACGATTTAGAACTAGCGAGAAAGGGAGATCCTAAATTTAGAGATGGGACTACTGGAGTATCTGAGGCCAATAGGGGGTGTATCTTACAAAAAGACTCTGGTGACTTAGTTTCTGTATGGGATGAACAAAATTCCATTGGATTTATTATCCCATCTAACAAACTATAACAAACTATAACAAAATTATGATCGATAACAAACCAAAATATTTAAAAGCAGACTTTGACGCACTAGGTGATCTAGTAATGGAAATGTATGCACCTAAACAAACTAATCAGACCACTTTAAATGAGTCCTCATATGATGACGATGGCGATAGGGTAACTGAATATAATACATATCCTGCATGGAAACGTGCCGTTAAGAAATTAGACCCGTCTGCATCATTTACTGGCGACATTGACATCGATGGTTATAAAGGTAAAAAATTCCACGCAGAATGGGATGGCGAAAAGGGCGAAATTCGTAAGAAAATTATTAAAGAAGAATACTTCTCAGATGTTGAAGATGAAGCAGACCGAATGGATGGCGACCTTGACTATTATGGTGTCGGTGTCGGTGACGATTCTGTATCTGTAGATGGTGAAGAATTTGAAAAGGCTGGTAACTACCCACCTGAATTTGAAAACAAAACCGCTGATCGCCCGTTCCCATATCTTATTAAAACATATAATCAAGACACCCTTAGAAATGTCGATGTAATTTGGCTTAATAAGTCTGATTTATCTACATATGATGATGATGTCCCCTTCTCTTTGGGATCAAATCAGGAGCTAATACCAATCACAGATTAATCACCAAACCCTTTAAAGGATTTTTTGAATCCCTAGTGATTGAATTTTTTAAAATAAAATCACTAGGGATTTCTTGTCCCTGATTATCAACAATTATTTCATTAAAGTCTTTATATAATTCACCAATATTTCTAGGCCATTCAAATATTTTTTCACCTTTGTCTAATAATGATTGAGTTTTCACTCTTGCGGTATCATCGAGAAATGGTGAATCCAATATCCAAATAATTTCATGAGTTGGAAACATTGCTAATTGATTTTTCTGAAAATCGGTCAATGTAAAATCACCCTCTTTTGTAATACCTGATACGCACGAACTGTTTTTTACAAACATGCTATCGATATACCCTTCAAACATAAAAATATAGGGGTAGTCTACATCGATATTATCCATATTAGGGAGAATCTTTTCTGAATGCCCTTTGCTTAAATAATTTGATGAATCATCATCGAGTAGTCGCCTAGTTTGATACCACTGAACCTGATTATCATAATAGTATGGGATGATTAATCTATTTTTATGAACAAAATCCTCTGTAGATACATACAATGATTTTGGCCTTGATGGTGCATGTTCCAGCTTTCTTAATTTAATATATTCAAGTGCCGTTTTTACAATTGGTTCATCTTTATAATAATCAAGCTGCGTCTTATCAAACAGATTTATAGAATCTGTAGGTAAAATTTTGGTAGGAGTTGTGACTATAGGTATGCTTTTTAAATTATATGCTAAATCCTTTGGGACAATATCATAATCCATTAATTCTGTATTGATTTCCCTGTATGTTAGACCACTTACCTCAGATATAAAATTAGCACTGCCATTGCAATACCCACAATTATAACATAGACATGTCCCAGACACTCCCTCTCGCTCAGGATCATACCAAAAACGGCTTTGTTTGCCCCATGAGTTACCTTCCTTGCAAAACGGACAGCCTCCGTTTAAACGTCCATTAGAGCGAGATTTAACATATCCAACATATTGTTGAACATATTGCTCTACATATTCGACTGGTAATCCATTTTCAAACATAATTAACCCCCATATTACATTATATGAGGGCTAAAGTCAATAAAGTTTATTTCTTATCTTTAGTTCCTATGTTTAGCATAGAAATTAATTTATCACGATCTACGTTATCAACAGAGTCATCTTCACCGCCAATGACATCACCGCGAGCATCCAACAGCATGTTATCTTCATCTCCATAAAATGAGCCATTTTCTTTGAGGTAAAGCTTTGTCATATTGATACGATCTTGTCGTGAACCATAAATTTCAATAATGGGCGAACAGTCATCTTTAACAAAAAATGTGTCATCGGTTCCTTTATCGCGGAGTCTTTTTAGACCCTGAAACACTTCATTAATTTCTTTTTGGTATACGGCATCAATTTCTCTATTTTCACCTTCAATAATTTCTATATTTTGAGTTGTTATTGGGATAAGTAAAATCAAATCGATTTTTTGCATTGCAAGACGAGATTTTTGAATGCACTCAGTGACAAAATCATCATCCATATCTCCAATCCCTTTTTCATATGCCCATAAACTATACACAAGATTATCAAGAGGGCATCTATCAAAAATAATATCATCTGATTTAGAATACGAATTCATGACTTCAATGATTGAGTCTAAAATTAATCCTTGTGAATATTTTGTTGTTTCCTTATTAATTTTCAAACCCTTTTCCTTAATAACATCCCGATATGTTCGTTCGGGTGTTTTAAACATTGGATATTGAATTAAAAAATCTTCGATAAATGTTGATTTACCGATTCCTTGGGTTCCTGATACTGTAATTAATGGCATATGAAATTATTTGTTTTGTTTTGTTAGTTGCTTCTTACCCATATGTTGGGTGTATTTTGACTTACTTTCTTTTGTATAATGAATATTGATTGTTCTTAAAGTATCGGCTTGCATATTAGCCATTGATTAGTTGTTCGCCATCATTACCTGACTCATTAATTGAGTGTCCATCAAGAACTGATACTAGCTCAACGTCACGAATGTCATGCCAAACATGACAAACTTTTATAGCTGTTCCAGATGGGTCGAGTTCTAAAATACCTTCCGTAAATATACCCCTTTCACCCGTTTCTCTAATTAATACCTTTTTACCTTTGTTTTGTTTTGCTTGTGTTATATCCATACTCCTATTATACCATAGAAATATAAGAATGCAATAAAAAATCCCATATTTCTATGGGATTTTGTAAATTCAATATGTTGGTGGATTAAAAGTTCTTTTGACCTTTAGTATCAAATGACTTATTACCTGCACGTTGTTTTAAAATCCCATGAACCTTTGATGAGATATCTTTGGCAAATTGCTCCGCCTGATCCGCATCCATAATACCAAGTTTTGTTGCGTCTGTTACTAAACTCGACAATTGCTTATCAATGTTAACTGCGTGACTGTTCATGATATTATATGATTTATTTTTATCATATTGACCACGGACATCTTGCGCTCTCTCGCCTTGACCTCCACCGAACGCCTTTTTTAGATGTGTTGCACTTGCACCCGCCGCACCTTTAACACCAGCCACGCGAGCTTTTGCGCGATCCCATATACCTTCTTCAACGGTTTCCTCGTCCTCGTCGGTTTCTTC